CTTTCTGAAGTATATAAAGACAGCGTTTACAAAACGGCGTATGAAGCGCAAAAATTGAAAGGAGAGTTCTCCACATTTAAGGAAGTGGCAAAGCAGAATATAGAAACTGCAGTATCCAAGCCGTGGGCAAGCGACGGAAAGGATTTTTCGGGCAGGATATGGGAAAATAAAGCGCAGCTCATGAATACCCTGCAAACAGAAATGACACGGTCTTTCATGATTGGCGAAGGCGTGGCACCGTTAATTAATCGGATACAGAAACGATTTAATGTATCATTCAGCAATGCCCGTCGGTTAGTAGAAACGGAAACAGCCTATGTGCAGGAAAAAGCGATGCTTGATACTTACGATACATTGGACGTGGAACAATATCAGATACTGGCTGTACTGGATTTGAAGACATCGGACATTTGTCGTCATCTGGATAAAAAAGTATTCGACAGAAAAGACGCTAAGCCGGGAATTACCATGCCGCCGTTTCATTGCTACTGCCGTTCGACTACGATCCCATACATTGAAGGAATTACTGATAGTCAGGAGGTCACGAGGGCGGCACGTGACCTATCAACAGGGAAGACGGTATTTGTTGAAGGTGATTTGAATTATGATGAATGGTATAATAAATACGTAAAGAATACCGATACTGGTGCGTTGACCGGGTTAAAAACCAGTAACGGAATTACTATTGCCAAGCTGTCTAAGCACCAGCAGGAAAGGGCGGATGCCCGCAATCTTGATTTAGATGGTATTAGAGATGCATTGATAAATCCACTGCATATTGGAGAGGTCGTAGTAAAAGAAAATGGAAACTCGCAGAGATTTATCGGTGAAGCTACAACTGTGAATATAAATCCTGACACGGGGGTTATTATTACATCGTGGCCGACAGGTAAATCTCGACTGAAAAAATATAAGAAAGGGAAATAAAATGATTCTACGGTATGAGTTTACTGAAAAAGAAAAAATGTTCTTAAAGAAAATGCATTTCAGTTTTTCTGATGAAATGGAAGATGAGAAAGCCGCGGATTTAGTGGATGCTATTGCTGATAATATACAGGGGTTAAATGAAGATGACAGAAACATCGCCGAGGATATTATCACTAAAATCACTACTCATCCGGATTGGTAGAGAATAAAAATAACATACGTTTTCAAAAGCACTCTTAGCGGGTGCTTTTATATTGCCTTTTCCGTACTGCAGGCGAAAAAGAACAGGTATTTCCGGTGTGGGGGATAAACCACGATAAAAAGTCGAAAGGAGATCATTATGACAAAAGAAGAGTTAAAGGCATTGGGGCTGACCGATGAACAGGTTACGAAAATTTCAGAGGATTACGGCAAAAATTATGTAGCCAAGTCGCAGTTCAACGAAAAGAACGAAGCTCTGAAGAATGCCGAAAAAGAGAAAGGGGAATTATCAAAACAGATTGAAGGATTAAAAAAGAACAATGACAGTAATGCGGAGCTCAAGAAACAGATAGAGGCTATGCAGGCGGCTGCTAAGACCATGGAAACGGAACATGCCACGCAGCTTGCACAGATGAAGCTTGATGCTGCAGTGGAACGTTCTCTGACTGCGGCAAAGGCAAAGAATACTAAAGCTGCCCGCGCTCTGCTGGATCTGAAAGACGCAAAGCTGGACGAAAAAGGGGAAGTCATCGGACTTTCCGAAAAAATTAAAGAGTTGCAGAAATCAGACGCGTATCTGTTTGATGTCGTAGACGGACAGAAAAAAGAAGTAGATGGCATTCATCCCGGGTCAGGTTCCGGTGATGATGGTGGCGCGAAAGGTCTGACCGTGCAGCAGCAATTTGAACAGGCATTAGGTATTTGATAAAAGGAGAATTAAACAATGCCAATTAACACACTTGAATATGCAAAGAATTTTCAGCAGGGCTTGGATAAGCAAATGCTGGTAGGTGCGACTTCCGGATGGATGGAATCAAATGTACAGAATGTAAAATACAGCGGCGGGGACACGGTGAAAATGCCGGAGATCTCCATCGGCGGTTTGGCAAAATATGACCGCGATAACGGATTTAATCAGGGTGCTGTAACTCTGAAATACGCAGACTACAAATTGACACAGGATCGTGGCCGTACGTTCCAGCTTGACTCTATGGATGTGGACGAATCCAACTTTGTGGCATCTGCCGGAAATGTTATGGGTGAGTTCCAGCGCACACAAGTCATTCCGGAAGTGGATGCATTCCGCTACTCTAAGATCGCGGCTTTGGCAAAGGGTGCATCTCATGAAACGGCAACTTTCACGCCGGATAAAACAAACATTCTGGAAAAGCTGGATGATGAAATCGCAAAAGTTCAGGATATTATTGGTGAAGGGGAACCGCTTGTTGTTATCATGGCTACTCCGGTCCGCACCATTCTGAACAATGCAAAAGACATTACCAAGTACTTGGATACGGCGGACTTTAAAGCCGGTGAAATTACGACCAAGGTAAAGACTTACAATGAAATTCCGATTCTTCCCGTACCTTCTGCCCGCATGAAGACGGCGTATGTGTTCAATGACGGGAAGACAGCCGGGCAGGAAAAAGGCGGATTCAAGCCGGATACTGCGGCAAAAGGAATTAACTGGATTATCATTGCCCGCCGTGCACCGATTGCGGTTTCTAAGACGGACAAGATCCGCATTTTTGAACCGAACGTGAATCAGAAGGCCGATGCGTGGAAGCTGGATTACCGCAAGTTCCACGATCTCTGGATTCCGACAAACAAGCTGGCCGGTGTATGGGTTAATACCGGGGCATAAGGAGGTAAATCATGGAAAGATTAACCAGACTGAACGAGGTACAGTACGCAGAAAGCGATTTTCAGAAAGAAAAACTGATCGCGGAAGGATTTGTCCTTGATAAAGACTATGATGACGACGTTTCGGATTTCGATAAAATGACAAAGCAGCAGCTTATTGATTATGCGGAAGCTAACGGTATTGACATTTCCGGGGCGACCACAAAAGCCGATATCCTTTCTCTGATTAAGGAGTAATTCTTATGATCGCCGATGTAAAAATCCTCATTAAAGGTGCGACAGGGTATGATGTCAAAGATTCTGATATGGCATTGCTGGAATACATTTATCAGGGGGAGGTACAGCACGTTTTGAACAGCTGCAATTTGAAAGAAATCCCTGATGAGCTGCAGCACACTGTAGATGAAATGACAGCAGGCAGGTTCATGCAGATGAGCAAAGCGGCTATTTTAAGTGCCGATGAGCTTGACGTCGTGAAATCTATAAAAGAGGGTGATACGACGGTAGAGCTCGGTGGAACTTCGGCAGAACAGAGGCTGGAT